CACGAAAGTTATCGTCCGCAAAGGCGCTGTCCCCGCAACCGGTCAAATACCGGAGGTTGCCATCCTCACATTGAAGATGGACATTCCAGCAGGGGCAGATACCTTTGAACCCGAAGAGATTCGGGCTGCCATTTCGCTTTTGATTGGTACTTTGAACCAACAAAGCGCTGGCGTCGGCGACACACTAGTGACCGCTATTCTTTAATTCTCTTTTAGAGGTTATTTCGATGACTCCTTACTGTGATGATGGTAGGTTTGAGGTTCTATCTGACGTTATTGTCAAAGACCTCATTTTTGCAACGTTAGTGAACGGAGATTATGATGACGAAACTAGAAGATTCGCCATTCACCGTCTCGGTAAGCGATATCGGAAACGATTCGCTTTGGGCAGTAACCATTTGCTTCAGGACCAGCGCGTTGATGCATGCATCAATACGTTTGTCACTAACAATTCTATTGTTGGTGAGTCTGTATTACGCGCAGATCCTGAGCTACTTACATGGTGCAGGCTATTTATTAGTAGATCACTTGAGAACTATACTACGCATGTAGTTGGTTCTGTACAGTGTCCGCTTGACTTTGGCCTACTTCTTTCCAATTATAGACATGGTCCCGGCGCTTCCGTCGGGACCCGTGATACCCACTTTGTGGATAAGCACCTGTCTAGGAAAGGTACTGTTACCCATTCGTGTCTGCCCTATGCTTCTTTTCTACGACGTTTTGAACCGTCTCTATGCAATTTTGATATTGCGAGTGAGTACGAATTTCAGATAGTCGAGGGCAGCAAGCTAACAACCGTTCCAAAAAACGAGGACGCGGTGCGAATCATAGCCACTGAGCCCCTATGGAATATGTCCCTGCAACTTTGCGCAGGTAGATACATAGAGGACGCCCTGAGGTACATTGGTCTAGATATCACGAACCAAGCCGATAAAAATAAATTTTTGGCTTGGGTCGGGTCAAAACCTGATCTCGATGGGCTGGCTACAGTTGATTTAAGTTACGCAAGTGACTTTATCAGCTGTGATCTCATCCGCGCGCTGTGGCCCCCTGAATGGTATCACTTGTTCATGGCTATTCGTAGCCCATGTACGGTGGTACCAGGTATGGAGGAGCCTTTAGCTCTTAATATGATGTCTACCATGGGGAACGGTTTTACCTTTCCGATGATGACACTTACGCTTTTAGCAATAACTGCGTATAGTGTCAACCCTAACAAACACTTTGTCAACTATGACATAGTTGGTGTTTTTGGGGACGACATCATTGTCCCAACGTGTGCTTATGAGAGGCTGGTTGACAACCTTACCTCTTGCGGGCTCATCGTTAATAAGGACAAAAGCTATAACAGCGGCCTCTTCCGTGAATCCTGTGGCGGTGACTACTATAATGGCGTTGATGTAACGCCGTTTTATATTAGTAACATCGACACGGTTCCCTTAATCAATGTGGCAATCAATAAGGTTGCGTTGTGGGCCGGTAAAAACCGTGTCCACATGCGTCACACCCTTGATTACCTTTTGTCATTGATTAGGAGTGAAGAGTTATTTCTCGTCCCTGCCTGGGAGAACCCAGATGCAGGTGTCATCTACACAGGTGAGCGTCTCGCCTCCCGCTACAAA